GATATTTCAGGGGCAGAGTACAAGGACAGATTTGGGCTTGCCCAAAAGATAGCATTATGCGGGACCGCATACTCAACAAAACGCCGAGAGATAGCAGACCGTGGAGTTGATAATGGGACATTCGTAGCAGCGGTAAAGACTGGCGTGATTACACCACGCAGGGCAGAGTACCGCAAAAGGGACCGGAGATCCCGACATGGCACTTCCGTCCTTTCAGTCAAAAACAGACATGGACTATGCGAAATGCAGATGCTAGGCAGGTACGAAGTTGTCAGGGGGATCGTCGGAAGGGAACCGTTGAGCCCTGACATTAAAAAGTATGACCCACAGTTGCTTGGTGCGATATACAAAACCTATGAATCGCTGAACAAGTACAAGAAGCACATTGGCCGTCCTGATTGGAAGAAGGGAGCGCATGAGAAAAACGACGACATCCAGCTTGTCGCGCATCTTCGAAAGTGGGCTCATGACAATAAGCGCAGGCCAGCCGCAAAGGATTTCAAGAATAATGGGTATCCGAGCTACCTTGTTTTTTACAGGAGATTCGGTTCATGGTCAAATGCGCTTAGAACAGCGGGGATAAAATGAGCGATTTTCACGACGATTCTTTGGGGGGTTATGAGAATCGGAAATATTGTAAAAGTTCTGGGTTTCGCCGTAGCAAATTCAAGCGACCCGCGAAATGTGGAGTTGGAACGCGGTCACATCAATCGCTATTCCGGGAAAGACGGAAAGATTGTCCTGATTGACGCTGACGAGCTCCATCCTATCCATGTCGGATTCGAGAGAGGGATACTGCCGGAAGTCTGCCGGTTTGCGGAGAGCGAAATAAAGGCCGCTTAGGTCCCCCTTCAATAGTCGTTATAGTATCCTCCTGGGGGCTTGCAAAAAGCAGAAACAGGATATAGAATAGTGTTGCGTGGCTGAACTTCCAAAGAGGTCCTATCGGAAACGAGTGACTCCATATCAAGAGGCTATTATAAAAGCCCGTATCGAAAACCCCCAGGCTACGCAAGCGGAAATTGCGAATAAGTTACGTATCAAACAGCCGCGCATTTCGGAGACATTAGCGAAGCCCCATGTCCAGGTTGGCATCCGAGAAGCGATGGAAGCTCAGCCATGTTTGCGGAATAAGGCCCTAGCCAAGACGTTGGCAGAGAAAACAAAGGCGAAAACAGTAAAAGTTTTTCAAACCAAAAACGGTGAAATAGTTTATTCAAAACCATTAGGGGATCACGGTATCCAATTGCAGGCCGTAAAATTGGCGCTTGAGTTGAAGGGAGATCTTAAAAACTCTGTTGAGATACCCGGACTATCCGATTTAGCCGCTGCGATCCGCGAAGCGCGCGAACGCAGAAATAAGAAGTGACGCCCGAAGAATCCCAACTTGTCACGGACATAGAATCAACGGCTTGCGATCCTCTTGGATTTGTCAAGTATGCGTTTCCTTGGGGCAAGGGTGAATTGGAGGGTCAGAAGATTGAGCCCTGGCAGCATGACATACTAGAGGCCATCGGGAAGGGGCTCAGCGTCCAGCAGGCGCTACAGATAGCGGTGGCGTCAGGCCACGGGCTGGGAAAAACGGCGATTGTGTCCTGGGTCATTCTTTGGGCTTTATCGACAATGGAAGATAGCCGTGGTGTTGTAACAGCTAATACGGCGACGCAGTTAACAACCAAAACATGGCCCGAGCTTGCAATCTGGCACCGTCGATTCATTGCCCGCCATTGGTTTACCCTGACGGCTACGGCGATTTATTCGTCCGATGCGGCACATGAGCGCACGTGGAGATTTGATGCTATCCCGTGGTCTAAAACCACTTCTGAGGCATTCGCGGGATTACACAATAAGGGCAAGCGCGTAGTCCTGCTATTCGATGAGGCCAGCGCGATTGAGGATGCAATTTGGGAAGTTTCGGAAGGAGCCCTAACCGACAAGGACACTGAGCTTATCTGGCTGGCCTTTGGAAATCCGACGCGCAACACTGGCAGATTTTACGACGCATTCCACAAGCTTAAGCATAGATGGATCACCCGACAGATTGATTCAAGGTCAGTTGGGATTACCGACAAGGCCAAGCTGGGGAAGTGGGCCGCTGACTACGGAGAGGATTCAGATTTTTTCCGGGTACGGTGCCGGGGAGAGTTTCCCAATGTCGGGGATCGTCAGTTTATCTCTACGGCATTGGTTGAGGCCGCGCGCAAGGTCGTATTGCATCCGGCGTCCCAGGCCGGAGCTGTTGGTATTCTGACGTTAGATGGAGCCTGGACTGGTGGGGATGAGATTGTCTGTGGATTCCGTAAGGGGCTTTCATTTAAGATTTGTTGGGTGCAGGCGAAGAACGATAACGACATTGATCTAGCCCGCAGATTGGCTACAACAGAGGACGAGGAAAAGGCTGACGCTGTTTTCATAGACCAGGGCTACGGGACCGGCGTCTATTCCTACGGAAAGGAGATGCATCGTAGTTGGACGCTGATACCATTCGGCGGGGCAGCAGGGAAGAAAGACACCTACAAAAATAAGCGGGCTGAGATGTATGGCGATGGTCGTCAATGGTTGCGCAATGGGGGTCAGTTGCCAGATGATCCCGCCCTAGCCGAGCAGATATGTGCGCCTGAGCAGGTGTTTAGGGATGATGGGCTGATCCAGCTGGAGGCCAAAGAGGACATTATTGAGCGCATTGGCTATTCTCCTGGTAGGTCCGATGCCTGGGCGCTGTCGTTTGCGTTGCCTGTCAGGCACAAAGAGATAGATATCCCGCTGTTGACGAAATCGGGGCCGCAGCATTGGCACCCACATCAATCATTAGATCAGGAGGCCGGAGACATAGAAAGGAGAATTCCTTTGTGAAACAGGAGGGAACATGGGTAATGAACTAGAAACGGGATTAGAAACAAGAGCAAGGATTGAACGGGATACCCGCCCGCTGGGCGATTGTCCTGGAAAGTTGGGGGAGATTGTCTGCACATTCAAGGATGCGTTAGGCCAACAGCAAAGCAAACTCCAAATTGAGAATTGCCTTACGCAAATGGTACAGGCCAGGATGATAAACCCAGATGTTGCGCAAGCGATTATGGATGGTTACTCTCAATATCCCAAGACGATCACGATGGAGTTATTGGAGCGGGCATGGACAAAGAAAGTTGGGCTACGACTTGCATATCTCAAAGCCAAGGCCCGCAGGTTAGCGGCTGAAGAAGAACTACGCTACGCTAAGAGCGACGAGGACCGAGCGAAAGAACTTGCGCCGGACGAAACGGACGGCATTTATGATCCTTAACGTAAACGGTCAGACAAGGACTCGCTGTGACGGGTGCGGGAAATACGCGCGAGGTCAAGACGTATTCGACAAGTTTTATGTCTCTACTCCGGCTGGGCTACATCCCATAACGGGAGAGGCTCAAGAGATGCCGCTATATGAGACAGGTCAGAATGTCCCAAGGAACTATCACGTTTGTCCTGTGTGCGCCGTCAAGATTCGTAGGGCGCACAAAGAGCAACGCCCCGAGATATTCCCGGATGGCCCGTTGCGGAAGGATATTCTAGCTGCCATGCAACGGCGAAGCGGGGCGCGCGGGGCGCATGGATCATTCTTGATCCACTATTGCAAGGATAGCCGATTAGGCCAGGTGGCGTGATGGATGAGGTCAAGGACGCCGTAGCAAGTAATTTATTCCCGTGCCCATTTTGTTTGGGAGAGGCCGCAGGCTATATGATTAACTCAGAGCGCGGCGAGGAGTACGCGGTAGCCTGCCAGGGATGTGGGGCGGTGGTATACAAAAAGACGCCAGAAGAAGCAGTTGAGGCGTGGAACCGGAGGGGATGAAGATGCCAAAATGGGATGAAATTTCAGGGATGGTATTTACCGACATGACGCGCGAAGATCATACGTGTTGTATTGATTGTCACCAAGCATTTTGGAATCCGCATCGTGATAACTGCCGAGTGTTGAGCAAAATCAGGCATAGAAAATAATGCCCGAAACGCGCAGGGAAAGCCTTGACACGTTTCAAAAAACTGTTATAATCCAAACGATGCCGCATCAAAGCGCACGATTAGAGACGTTGGGCCTACCCGCAGACGAGGTAGGCCTTCTTAATATCGTGCGTGGGGTAAAGCGTGGCTCGGGACATGGTACGCTTCTCGACGTGGAAATCAGTAAAGGAGTAATCGTGGGCGTCGGAAAGACAAGAGAACACATCAAGATTTAAATAAGGCAGAGGGAAGAACCCGCGCCGCTTCAGTCCGAAAGGGCTGGGGCGGTTTTTTATTGTGTACCAGGAGGCAGGAAAATGAAACGAAATCTTATGGTTGCGGTCCTGATGCTCCTGGCCGCGAGTGCGAAGTCTGGACTATTCCCGACATGGAATTTCCAATCAGATAAGGTTGGCAAGGACCCGCAGACTGTCTCACAGACGGGATATCTCGTCAATGAAACGGGGTTGACCTACCAGAACACCTACTATCTCGACGCGGCTCCGTTCGGTAGGATGTCGGCTGAGGTCAATTACGCAACCGTCATCTATTCCACTTCGACATTCAGCGACGGCCAGGTGTGCGCTGGGTATATCACATTTGTCGCTACCACTGCGATATCAGGGACAACTGTAAGGATTGGCAATCGAATCTTTACGGCTGGCACTGATTTCAGTATCGGAGGTCCGACTCTGGCAACGGTTGATGATGTATCCTCGATGACGGCCAAGAACTTTGTTTCGAGCTGCACGTTCTCAGGGATAACATTTTCACAGCATTCAAATTCCGCAATCGTTTACGCCACATCGACATGGAACGGCGCGAGCCAATGCCAGGCGATAGACTCATCCAACATTGCGCTAATATCGACGCGACCGATGTCCAGGGGCGTAGACCCGGCATTCACGGTAAATCTTGTATCCACGATTGCGTATTCTGCCGCAGCAAGATCAGCCGCAGCGCAATTCTACCTGCCTAGCCATGGATTCACTTTGGGCCTACCAGTTCTCTATCGGTCCAATGGAGCGACGATAGGCGGCTTTACTGATGCCGCGACCTACTACGCCATCCCAATCGACGCCAACAATATCCAGTTATCAGCTACTTCAACTGGAGCCGTGGCGGGGCTCTACAAGACAATCACATCAACGACCACGAACGCGGCGGAATCGGCTCCGACGATAGGCCCGAAGAAGAACGCCGGAAGCCCTACGATATCCTGGGATGTCTCGAACGATGGCTCAAACTTCGTTGTATACCCCAGCACGGCTGGGATGGCGTTCTCTGTCTCGGCGAGTTCGAGTTCTGATATCTGGGATATTGGGGCTTTGGATTACCGATACATGAGATTGAGGGCGGTTGGTCCTACTGGCGGCGGCGTGAATCTCCAGGTCGTAATTCATGGGAAGACTCCCTGATGCCATATAAAAGTTCAAGCCAGCGGGCGTACCTGCACATTCATGAGCCTGTCCTTGCAAAACGATGGGACAAGGA